TAACCGTGTACATATATTTCCAAATGTATCCGTCAGCAGTTGTAAATTCGGTTGTGCTTGTACCAGTAGGTTCTACTGTAGATGCAGCACCGCCATTATTTGACAAACACTTATATACACCATAATCTGTTGTCATAACATAAAAATCGTCATCCAAAATGTCGGCGTCTACGTCGTCATACTGGTCGTATACTGTAGCAGTAGTCCAGTTATATCTGTCAATTACTTGCACAACTTCAGTAGACTGTACTCGCTTGGCTGCGTACATATCAGACCAAGGTGAGAATTCAATTGACGATGTGTCGTTTGTTGGTGTGGGAGGATTTGCGTCATCTGCAAAAGCACTAACACCACCAATGTAGAAATACATCTTGGTGTCGTTTGCTTCAGAAAACGCCTCCAAAAATTGTTCCGCATTATGAACGCGAAACTTACTTGTCGCTATTGCTGGCATAGTGTTCTCCTATAAATTTATTTGTATTCTCTATTTATAACAAGAATTCTCGTAATGCAGCAACATTACTATAAACTCCCGCAGGAACAACATTGACAATCAGTTCCGTTGGGCTGTTAATGCTTGTTATGAGAAATTTTTCTGTGTCTATTATAATATATTCTCCGGTGACAAATTCTGTATCAAAACTTGTCCCACTACCAGTTACAGTTGTTCCTGCAGTAGAAACGGTTCCTGTAATTGGTGAATTCCTGTACATTGGTCTTTGAGTATCATACGGATCACTAAACTTCTTAAATTTGTACGTAGAAATTTGGTCGGCTGCCAATACTGATATTGGAAGATCTCCAAACAGTGTTCCTGTAGTTGGACCGAACGGATCAACAATTCTTACAACAAGATCCAGTTCTTGTTTGAGTTCTCGTCTGAGTGTAATTTGTGAAGCCGGTGGAGTATGTATAATTGTTGAAAACGATACCACAGACTTCTGATAAGACAAGAAGTTTATTGTCAAAGACATTGACGGCGAAACATCTACTGTTGTCGGCGTCATTTCTATTTGATAACTGTTTGTTGCTACGATTGGTGCAGTACCATAATCTATCGCAGAAACAATTTCTTTCAACAACTTAATCGTAGAACTTGCGTTAGGTGTAAATGCAAGAACCTCTTCTAAGAATATGGTTGAAGACGAAGGTCTTGGTTGTGTAATAATACTTGTGAAATCTGCAGCGACAGAAATCAAAGACGAAATTACAATCTCACCAAAGAATTCTGTACCTGCTGGATGCAAAACATCTTTGATGATAGAACGATAACTGTTAAATCCTAATCCACTTCTAATAACATAAGAGAAGTCTTGGAAGAATAACGAGTCTTGAATGATTCTACGACCAACCAAGCCATCTGTTGTTAAGAACTCTCCAGCACTTACACCCAAACCACTAATGATTGGAGTAATTACTGCGTTACCGTCACCACCAGAAACCGAGGCTGTTGCGGTAGTATACGCAACACCAAAGTCATCAATAACAATCTCACGAATAGAACCTAGCCCTAATCCAGCATCAGCGTCCACAGAAACTTGTGCTGACGTACCTTGAATGCCAGTGACAGTTAGTGTTGCATTACCATCACCACTACCCGTCATATCAATAGTGGGTAATGTTCCGTTGGTATAACCTGTACCAAAGTCAGTAAGTTCTATTCGTGAAATTGGACCCAATCCATCTACTAATGGGTCATCGTTAATTAATATACCATCTTCACCTTCAAGTGTCAAGTTAAAATCATCTTCAAATGAGAATTCACTTGTGTCTACACTAGGCGCAACTGATGCAACAATACCTGTCGCCGTTCCTGCACTGAATACTAAAGCGTCACCGATAGCGTAATTATCTCCAGCGTTGTCAATAGTAATCAACTCTGCAGACAATGCACCGATGGCTGAAATAATAGTATCTTCAAGTGTTAGTGTCGGAGCAGCAAAATAATCTTCACCACGATTGCGAATTATAATTTCTGAAATTTCACCAACCGTGTATCCACCAATTTCATAAGTGTTAGTGATACCCGTGACTTCTACGACAAGTCCTGTACCGCCTGTGTTTGTGTTATCAACTACCGCACGAGTTCCTAAACGATATCCATGACCAACTCCTGTTACAGCTATAGTGTTAATAACACCAGAGTTGATAGACGAAACACTTGCAGTAGCCTCAAAACCGTCACCAGTAATTGTTACTGAATCGCCAACCGAATAACCAGAACCACCATCATTAATTGTAAAACCAGAAATCAATCCAAACGTTGTGGTAATAAGTGTTGGATTGTCAACATCAAAAATTTCTTCGCCAGCAATAAATTCTCCCGACACCAAAGTCAAAGTCAGTTCGGCAAATTCCACACCACCCAAAAACGTAATACGAATGTCAACGATGTTCGCAACTGCATTGCTGTCTCTACCTCTAACAGTTTTGTTAAGTAAAGAGAACACATCAACAGATTGTGGCCCATTACCGTCACCGGCATCGTATACCGTACTAACTCTTAGTGATGATGTCTTTTCAAAACGACCATCAGATACCCGCAGAATTTCGTCGCCCGGAAAACGGAAGATTACATCATCGTTAAAGACAGTTTTAAATAAGAAACGATATGCGTCTTCGGTACTCTTAGATGAATAAAACTCTTTGATTTTCTCTGCAAGTAATCTACGATCTGTTTCAGTTTGTGATGGAATACCGCGAGTTAATTCTGTTTTAAGATACTCGTAGTAATCACCTGATGCATATTCAAACGTTTTGTTTTGTACTAGGTTGCCTGCCTTACGAAGAATATTGTCTTCAATATCAGTTATTGTAGCAGTAACACTAGATCCTTGTCCTTGAATGGTTTCCGAAATCTCAAAAGGAAACTCAGAATACATTTCTAAAACAAGATGATCATCACCAATGTGTTTAATTTTTCCAGTTACACCACTAGTCAAACCAATAACAGTTTCGCCCAAAGTAAAAGATCCAGAAGCATTTGCAACTGTAATCTTAGAACTTTCCATCCATTGATAGTAAGCTTTTAGAAAATCGGAAAAGTTTTCGTTTTCTAATACGGGTAAAAGCTTTTCTATAGAAAAGGATGTCTTGTTATTAGTATGATTACTCATCTTACCTGTTTACTAGACTAACTGTTTTATCGTTTACCAAAGAAACCGTAACGTCAGAGTCGTTGATTACAACAATCTGACCACGTAAAGGAAGAATGTCTCGGTTAGCAGGAACCGCAGTAATTCTCAAGGTTACACCACCGTCTCCAATTGCTGTTGGTTGGAAATCGTCAAGTGTAATCTTACCTGTTACATAATTGATTGTACCAACGTTCTGCGCAACACCCAGTGCATCGCCAGATTCGTTCAGACGGAAAATACGAATCAACCCAGCGTTGTCCTCAAGGTAACAGTTTGTAAATCCACCATAACTAAAAGAGTTTGATGTGATCTGATTACCCACGTTATATGGATGTGACGCTGGACGACCTTCTGTCGTACTGTTGATTGGGTTTGAGAAGTTGATTTCATACTTCGCCGACGAGTTTAACTGTACGTCAAATTCTTTTCTCATCTTAACAGTCAAGTCAGAGCTGAGGATAGATCGTTCTGATGTATCAATCTGACGTGACAGTTCCGAATATCTAAAGTAACGTGAAAACTGATTCAACTTTTGACTATTATACAATGTAATAGAATTGGCAACAACTTCTTTGATATTAGACTCTGTGGAAATAGTCTGTTCTGGATCATATGTTGTCACAACATCTAAAGTCAAAAAGATATATTCTGGATCTACGATCTCAGTAGATACCGTCAAAACCTTCTTGGGGTTGATAACGTTACTGATTAAGTTTTGTTTTTCGGTTGGAGTAAGTACTTCACCAACAGAGGGTCTGACAGCAATGTACACTTTACCGTATGCAGGAGGATCGTTGTCTTCACCACCCCATACAAGAACGGAAGACACGTTAGCTTGCTGTGAGACCAACGCAGAATAATCTTCGGCAGTAACCGCACGATTTTGTGATGCATATGTCTTTGGTGCATTGAACTTAACAGACTCTACCGATTCTGCGTTTTCTCCACCAGATGAAAATGCCGTAGCTGTGTAAGTTGCACTAATAACACCAGACACAGACGATTTTAGATTTACGTTTAGGACGCCATTCCCAGATGCTCCACTAGAAACAACGTAATCCAAATAAACGACATTACCATCATCCAGACTTTTACCCAGCGTACCTTGTCCAAACTTAACCTCGTATTTACCGTCTTCTACTTCAGACAAATAATATACTAGAGACTCACTTGTTAGGTTGATAACAGAAGTTGCTGCAACAAATGTTCTTGTTGTAGAATCTGTTAGTGAGTTAACAACACGAACGCGAAGAGTTGATGTGTCGGCGTTTGTGTTGTTGATCAAAAACCTTTGATTTGGTGATGATTCAAGGTATGTATATTTTTCTGTAGTTGGTAATCCCTCAAAAAGAGTGATTCCGGATAAACTATAAACACCAGTTGTTGGTGTAATAGTCAAGGCTTCTGTGTTTGTAAAGTTAAATGTTGTGCCGTCAATGATAGTACTAAAAAGAGTTCCGTAGGGAATATTCACCGCAGCAGGAGTACCACTAGGAGTTACTGTGAGTGTGCCCGGCAGTTTTGCTGATGTAGTAGATCTTGGTGTATATCCAAGTGTGTTGGCGTGTTTAACGACAGACGATCTTTTTTGTGCAGTGCTTAGGAAAGACTCTGCAGCCGCCATATTGGTATAGAATGCATTGTGATACGAGTTGTATGCGAGAAGGTCTAGTAAACTTGACAAACCCGATGCTTCAAAGTTATAATCTTGAAACTCTGTCTGAGATTTTAAATAGTTAAGTAAGTTAGCACGAATATCTGAATATTCTAAACCATCAACTTTTAGATTTGTTTCGTTAGCCATGTTATGCTCTGTCTACTACTGTGGTTAATTCTTGTAATTGTGTAAATCCTGAAACATAATATTCAATCGTAATCTCAATACCATAGTCTTTCATATTTGTTTCAATTGCAACTAACTGAACTCTTGGTTCAAATCTAGTGATTGAGTCTGCAATGTCATCTATAAGTTCCGTCTCTGTCAAATTGTCTGCAGGTCTAAACAAATAATCAGTAACGTTGCTTCCATACAACGGATTATATGGCTTCGAACCAACCGGAGTTCTTAACAGATTTTGCAGAGCGCTCTTCACCGCTCGTTCTCCAGACACAGCCCTTACGTCACCCGTGTTAGGATTTGCAACAAAGTTAAGAGGTAAGTCCGAGTAAAGTACTTGTGCCATTGTTTATGATGTCTTTTTCTCTTGGATTTCTTTACGCAATTCTTTAGTTACTTTTGCAATTTCCGACAACGCCTTTCTTGCTCTTGTTGCCGATACTTTTACGCCTTTTTCTAGAAACTTTTCTCTTTCCTGTAAGTATGTGTCAAACAAACTAACAAAGATTTCGTGATTGTCCATAATATTTTCCTTTTTTTACAAAAAACGCTTGACATTCGCTTGACACGATGGTATAATCGCGGTGTAGCCTAATGATATGTCATACTCTATTTATAATATTTATATCAAATTACTAACGTCAACTGTTCCTTCTGGTGTTTTTAATTTAATTGATTTGCCACTAATTACTATTTCGCCATCGGATGTTATCTCAATTGACGATACATTATTCGTTGTGTCTGTTGTTAGTGTTACTCTACTACCAGAATTAGTCAATGTCAAGTATTGATATTCTTTTTCTGGTTTTGTTGGATAGAGATCACTAGAGTATATTTCTAAGCCAGTTCCTGTTAACAGATCTTTTAGTTCTAATCTAGGTTTAAATGTCAATCCA